ATAAATGAGAGGGATGTCCATGATTCCGGACAATGTGTCCTCCCATTCATACACCAGTTCGTTATTCGGTTCCAGCAGAACTTTTCTCGGAGAGAAGATGCCACTGAGTTTCATAGAATAGTATTATAAGGACCGGATTATAATCGGAAAAACCAAATGTACATAAATCCTTAAACGAAACGTACAATTTTTGTTTATTTTCATTTTTAACTGCTGTTTAAAGGATGGTTCAAAAATAGAACACGCCGGATACAAGTCCGGCGTGTTCTATTTTAGGCGATCGTGATTTGGAAGGGTTGTGGTCCGATTAGGGGAGACCGCACGGCATCTAAACTCTGCAATCAGTACGGCGCCGAAGGTGATTTCCAGTCTGACCGCCTCGTTGCTGTACGTCTCGCGTTTCATAGCATCAATCATCAGGGGAGCGCTATTATTGTCATTATTACAGAAACGAGCGCACTTATCTCCAAAAACACCACGTAAAACGGACGATACTTGTAGATGAGCCCCGCCGTGATGATACCGAAGAATACCACATATATCCATCCACCAAACGCTACGGAGAAGGCTATCCCGAACACAGCCGACATGACAGCCGCTACAGTATGCACCCTTCCCTCGAAACTTTTCTTGAAACATGGTGCAAATCCTACGAACATGAGAGCGGCAAGCATGATAAACCCGAGAAACTGGAAATTAGAACCGTCTGTAATCTCCAGTACGGACGGCATTAAAAGGCCGCTGAAAATGGCCATAAAAGCCGGAAACAGGCATTTACCGAAGGACACGAATCGTTCTCCGTACAGATAATGAGTTTCAGATAGTGATTCCGGTAGTCCGAAACAAGCGATAGCAATGCCCATATACAGGGCGAACAGCAGAACTGCGATGATGATGGTTGTTGTCATATATTTTGTTTTATGGTTAATTTTCGAGGAAATGGAGCTTCGGCGGGTATCCTAACGTGAAGTCATATTCTCTGATATCGTCCGCATCAGTCAACGCCTTGATGGCCGCCCTATGTGAATTGGTGACATCAGCTGCCGCCATCGCGTACATGTTCAGCGCATCGAGCATCTGCATGGCTGCAGATACGGGGACGGAGATACCGTTGAACGATATTTCCGTCAGTCCGGCCCTCATGGCCGCTTCGATGGTCACGATATAGTTTGACCTCTCTTCCGGTACCAGCCACATGCTACGGCCCGACACGTAGAATTCATTCACCGCCGTGGAGTTGTCATAATTAGTCAGCTCCCTCAGCTTGTCCTCCCGGAGTTCTTCAAGGTCCGGCCGATAGTTAAAAAAAACGTTGGCCACGGCCTTGGCGTGCAAACGCCAGTCCTGCATCTCCTTCATCGCTGCGATATGTTTAGCGTTGGTCATGTCCGACAGATAGTTGTTGACCACCGAATCCATCCTGTCCTTGGGATAGTGTTCTTCAATGATCAGCGATATCAGGCTATCCCTGCTCCAGTACCCCGGAGGCACGGATACCGTCTCGTATTCGTAGCCCTCCTCTGTCTGCACGACATCAAACGCTATCGTTCTGGTCTCCTGCCTGAACCGGTTATAGCTTAACGTTACCTCCTCAGGCCTCTGTTGTGATGTTGTCTTCATGTTCTGATAGATATTGTGATAGTTGATAATTCTTCCTGATGGTAGCCACGCACCCTCTTCTGAAACAGCATACACGGTAGAAGCCGTCCGCCCTGGATATTACGGATATTCTCCTGTTGCGGCTCGCGGTGTGGCACATGAAGCCGTGGTATGAATTCAGGCTCGTAATGTAACATCTGAGCCTCCTGAGATTCCTGTATGACCGCCCCGCTGTCAGTATATCGGCGCACAGCTTCTCCGTCCGCCTCATCCTCTCAGCGAAATGCGATATCGTCTGCCGCGACGTGTAGCACCTTCCCGGCTTGATCCATGTCCCCACGAACCTGCATCCCTTCTTTACTTCTTGGATGTAGAATTTATCCGGGTGCAGCTTGAGATTAAGTTTCTCTCTGAGGTATCTTTCCGCTATGCTTCTTATCGTGATGATGTCCGCCGTATCGTGCGCCACGACGGCGATATCATCGACAAACCGGATCACGGATGCATCAAGCACGGAGCAGGCGTCCAGCAGCACACTGTCGAGAAAAGACAGGACATAGTTGGCGATGATCTGTGATGTGATGTTGCCTATCGGGAGGGCCACGTCTCCGTCATTGGTCAACTGGCTCTTCTTCGGATTCTCCGATATGAGCCTTCTGAGAAGCGTCATGTCACCCTTGATGATGCAGTTCCGCTGCGGCCTGTGCATTATCACCAACCGTGTCACTCCGGCCAGCACGCTGATGTCCGTGCCCGGGAACATGGTTCTGATCCTCCCGGCCTCTCTCCATATAAGAGGTTCCAGAAGACTCCATGTGATTCTTTTGTCTATCGAGGGGAAAAATGACGATATGTCCATGGTCGCTACATACGCCCTCCTCCTGTATCCGTCACTGACGCGAAGCATCTCCCCCCTTAGCCTCTCTACGGCGGCCAGTGTCCCGTATCCCTTCCGGCAGTTATATGACACGTTGCGCATCGATACGAACCTGTCCTCTATGGGCGGGTTGAGTCTCATGATAATCCAGTGCTGCACTATCCTGTCGCGGAATGCTGCGGCGAATACCTCCCTCAGCTTCGGTACCTTGAGCCAGAACACATCCGACGGACCTATCTCGTACGTTCCGCTCTGAATCTGCCATGCGAGGTAGAAGATGTCGTTCTCCATCTCCCTCCTGTACCTGATGCATGCGTCGGAACTCATCTTATGACGGCAGCAGTCCTCATAAGCAGCCAACCATTCTTCCTTGACCTGATCGTCTAATGCCACGACGGCCCTCACAACGTTCCCGTTGTACTTGTTGTTGTTGTTGTTGACGGCCCCCGAGCCGAAGTTCACGTTCCACGCGTTGTTGGAATTGTACTCCTGGCTCGCCCAGTAGTTGGAGGACGTTACCGCGCTGACTGATGACATAACAAGCCTTGCGAGGCCTATGCAGCGCCCATTATTCGTTATCAAGTCAACAGCATTCATAATCTCAATCATTCGTGCTGTCCGGAGATGTCTTGTCGGCACCTCCCGTGATACGTTCTGCCCATCGGTTGATCTCCGCGGATATGTCGTACATCTGCGTGATGAATTCCGCATACTGCTTGCGTGTCAGTATCCTCGCGCCCGGCGGTTCCGGAGTCCCGGTCTCCGCGATGGTGCGCTCACCGGCATTCATCGACCGCTCCCTGTAAACCCGGAAGATAGTCTTCGCCTCCTGCAACTTTACGCACAGCGCCTGCATCACCTCCATAAACTGAGGCACCGGCCTGGTGCGCTGCGCGAGGTCTATCAGCGTGAGCGATTCAAGCAGGGCCGCCGTGACTCTGCTTCCCAGCACACCGAAATACGGTGTCTTGGGAGTCCGGTCCACGACCTTCCCCGCCCAGAACAGAAGCTGCTCCACCTTGCGGTAGGTGGAAGAGGAGGACGCCTTCATTCTAACGAATGAAGCCGCCTTCCGGGTCATTGATGAGTCTGCTGCCATATCATAAGGTACCTGACGGCCAAAGCCGTCAGGTGAGTTAAAATCTTAAAATGCCACGACGGCCCTCACAACGTACCCGTTGAACTTGTTGTAGCCGTTGACGGCCCCCGAGCCGAAGTACACGTTCCACGCGATGAGGGATTGGGACTCCTGGCTCGCCCAGTAGTAGGAGGACGTAAGCGCTGCGAACAGTCCTATCGTTCTCGCCGCGCTGAAGATGGCGTTATCCGCTCCCGCGTATCCCTTGGAATGGTACCAGTACACACGCGCCTCTTCCCCGACGGACCATATCCACCACTTCCCAGCCCTGAACCGGTCGTCCAGGACTTCTCCGCGCGAAGCATTGATAGGCGGCTGGTACGCCACACAGAAGCTGGGCGCAGGATAGTAATACTGCTGGTATTTCGCGGCGCCTCCGGAGGCCTGCACCGCCGCTATGCAGCGCATGAGCGCCTCGCGCGCCGTCTCGTTCGCCGACGCGGCCGGTATCTCCAGCCCGCAGTCACCCAGAACGCGGTCGCGGTGATCCATGATGATCTGTGTATAATACCACCCGTACGGCACCTTATCCCCGGCCCTCCGGCCGTGGAAGTCGGTGCTGAGCGTCATCAGCCCGAGCGAGGCCATGGCTCCGGAGGAGAACACCTTGAACCCGTCGGCATCCCCCTGATCGGATGCGTCGCGGTAGTTCGCGTCACTGATGTTTCCGCTGATGCCAGATGACGTCATGTTCGGCAGCGGCGTGTCATAAGCGCTGTATGCACCGTCCTCCAGAACTATCGAAGCCACGCCGTTGGCGGCATCATTATACAGTCCCCATGGCAATGAGCCAAGGTCCGCCAGCGACACACCGAGCCGCAGAAGCACGTTGCCCTGATTGTCCTTGAGTATGTAGAAGCAGATAGCCACCACCGTCTTGGTGCCGTCATACTGGTCGCTGAAAGTTCCGTCATGATAGATGTAATCGCCCACATGAGCGGAACGGTCGTACAGCCTTACAGTTTTTGTGGCTGTCACGGTGGTGTCGTCGGACAGTGTCATCACACAGGTGATGGTGGCTTCCGGACCTCCGGCCGATGTCTCCACACCTACGGAGGTGACGGTCAGCAGCCCTGTGTCCGGGTCTATCTCCGCGTACTGGTTCTGGGATATCGACCATTCCACCGACCGGCTGTTGTTTCCGTAGTCCACGGCCACCCCGCCCGCCGTCGCGGGCACTACATTAAACTGGTATGTCCCGGCGGACGGCGCGGCCGCCGCTCCGGTGATCACGATATATTGTATCGCTCTTGGCTGATATGTGACATACAGGTCATTATCCGCGGAGTCGATATCCCCCCATCTTGACTGCATGGCGGCCTTGAGCGCGTAGGTCACGGCGCTGTTGCTCCCGGCGATGGACATCGTTCCGGTGAGCGTGCTGCTGGCTATGCCCAGCAGCCACGCCAGCATCTCCGCCGACACATCCGTCCATGTTGTGCCGAGGATGTCCAGCCGCGTCAGGGCGGCGGATGCCGAGAAGCAAGCCTCGACGAACGACTGCGTGTCGAAGGTGCCGTAATTCTCGAGCAGCCGCAGGCTTGTCAGGTAGCCATACCCCTCCAGTGTCAGCGTCGCGAGGCTCGGAGTATTACGAAGTATGAGCTCGGTCAGCCTCGACGGCAGCTTCGCCGATGTGAGCGTCTCCGACTCCGGAAGCACCACCCCTATCTGGCTGGTTCCTCTCAGATCCACCGACTGCAGGCGGGTGAGACCGCTGAGCGACACCTCGCCCGCAATGCCCGAGCATCCCTTGAGTGACACCGTCCTGATGTTCGGTGCGGTGAAGATGACGGACGACGGCCGGAACTGTGCGGTCTGTCCGGCGGCGGGCTCCGCGATGAATTCCACGAGACGCTCCCCGGACACGGTGAACGAATATGCCGGGTTGGTCGACAGTCCGGCCACATTTCCGATGGATCGCATGTAGTTGATGCCTGACAGCTTCACGGACGTGTCTCCGGAGACTGTGCCTATGGCAAAAAGGTAGCCTTCGGAGCCGTACGGATGTCCCGTGGCATCCACCAGCCGCCCTCCGGGTGCCAGCCGCACATGCGGGTCCACGATGGTGTTGCCTATGGCTCCGGTAGGGTAGAGCCACTGGTGTGTCTTGATGGTCATGACCATGGTGGCGTTGGTGCCGTCGGTTCTGGCCATCCCCCTGATGGAGAGGGCGCCCGTGGTGCCGCCTGCGGCGAACTCACCGTATGCGGCGTAGGAGCTCAGGTACACCATGCGGCGCTTCATGTACTGCTTCTCGCTCTCCAGCTGGCGGCCCAGGGACTGCGTCACCGGGTTGATGCCGTCGGGGGCCGTGAACTCGCCTTTGGCCACGGCCAGCTGCGCCGTCTCATATCTGATGCGGGCGGTCTCGTTGTATGCCACGGCGGGGAAATAGTCCTGTATGGAGTAGAAGTACTTCTGCATCGCACCCTCCGGTGTCTGTGGTATGGCGCTGCAGTATTTGTCCACGTCTCCGGACTGAATGAGTCCGGCCATTCCGGTGAGGATGCCCTTCATCATCTGCGGGAGGGAGTCGGCGTAGGCGCGCTCCGTGAGGTCGAACAGGACGTTGTACTGCCCCTCCCAGTACGTGTTGCCGGAGGCGTCGGTATCATGCTCCTCGATGTAGTAGGGCTTCGACTGCCAGCCGGTGTTGTTGGTCTTGAAGATGGTGTCCAGGTCGTCCGCATGGAGATGTATCTTGTGTGTCGTCGGATCAAGCACGTAGTACGTGTTCTTAGAGCGGTTGTCGGTCCCGGCGATGAGTTTCACGAAGCTCTGGTGAAACTGAAGGGAGAGCGCCGAGAAGTATGTCCCCGCCCCCGCCTTCCATGCCGCCGCCCTGGCCGCCTGGAACGCGGTGTTCATCGATGCCCAGAGGGAGGTGTCGGCGACCGGCGTGTCGGTCATCAGATTGACGGTATCCCACACGCCGCCGGTCTTGGTCAGCCCTGCCGGCACCCATGCGATGATGTCGTTGCCGGAACCGTCCCTTCCCTGATAGTCGGCGCGGAACAGGTCGAACTTGGCGGCCGCGTCCGATGACTGCGTCACCCAGTAGGCGAGCTTGGGATTGAGGGAGGCGGACTCGAGCAGCTGCTCGTACGTACCCTCGAAGAAGGTGATGAGGCAGTTGTATCTGTAACACCAGTTCCATGCGTTGCGGTAGTAGGCCACCAGATCCGCGTCCGGCACCGCGATATCCGCACCGGTGCCGTCCTGCTCCGTATGCGTGCGGCCGAGGTCGAAGTCGATGTTCCCCTCGCCGTTATACTCGAAGTACTCCTCATCCGCATTGTAGGTGACATCCTCCGTCCGCCATGGCACCCGCTGGTCGCTCAGCGGGAAGTTGTTGTCAGACCCCTCCATCATCGCGAAGTCGGCACCGGAGGAGTAGCCCCAAGTCGGCTTGTCGGCCTTGCCAGGACCGAAGGTCATCAGGCCCTGGAACACGGGGGCCGAATCCCCGGAAGTCTGCACGAAATAGAGCACCGGTTCCTCAGGCACGGCCACCCTCGTATTGGAGAACCCCTCGACGGAGGTCACGCCCCAGTCCGTCACCAGCTGCTTGTACAGCGCGTCATACAGGTCGCAGGCCCCGGCCTTGTGGCTCTGCATCGATGACGCGTAGTTGATCTTGCCCACCAGTTTCTTGGCCCACGGAAGACCCGTCCGGAGCTGGTACTTCTGCCCCTTGTCGGTGCCGTTCAGGTCCACGAACGAGCCGGTGGCGCCCTTCCACTGCCACTGGCAGTTCCACTCGTAGTAGTGCTTGGCCGTCGAGCCCTGCCCCTTGAGGGTCAGCCCCGTCATCGTTCCGGAGTGCGCCTTGTCCACCGCCCCGGAAGCGTCGCGCATCTGTATCTCCATGTAGCCGGTCTTGTCGGCCTTGGTGGACTCGTTATGACCGGAGACATTGTCCCCGTGCCATACGATTACGTTGTACTTCGCGGATGCCAGAGCATAGCTGATGAGGCCGTCGGCCATAATGTCGTTCTCCTCCGCGAAGAGGACCTTGCGGGCGGAACCGGGGAGGCAGCTCTTGTAATTCTGCTGGATATCCCGTGAGGAGAGCGCCTTTCGGTATACGCGGATACCGTAGATGTCCAGGTCCGCCTCCGACTGTCCGAGGCGTATTCCGAGAGAAGAGGCCACTCCTCCGGCATCATTCTGCCAGAACTCGTTGGCACGCGAGGCATCGAAGAGAAACTCGCGGTCGATGACGCCGTTGATGAACACACGGACGTATGACACCTGCGTCTGCCCCACGCCCGCCGCTCCGAGGTTATGGTAGCAGTTTATCACGATGTGGGTTCTGACCCCCTCCTGCCATCCGAAGTTCTGCTGACCGTACACGCGCTGGGAGCGGGTCATTACCACGCCCTCCATCGGCTTCATCTCCAGACCGAGCGGCAGCGAGTCGGCGGACATATAGGAGCACATCTTGATGATGGGCGTGTCCTCATCGGTCACGTTGCGGACGGCGAAGTCCAGCTCTATGGACATCGACGCCTGCTGGTTTCCGTAGTTCGCACCCTGGTCGATATACGTCTGCCACGGGTCGTATCCGGTAATCGCCAGCGTCTGGCCGGCGCGGATACGCAGACAGCTCTGGTCGTTCTCGTCCTTCACCCAGAGGTCGTTCCGATGGCCGAATCCGGTGAAGGTGGCCGCCACGACGGCATTTCCGTCGGCGGCGTTCAGGATGCGTTCGGGGTTGGTCTCCGTGTTGTTTCTTGTCTTCGGATTGAGGAAGAAGTCAGCGCCGGAGGTGGGCATGAAGTCCTGGGAGTTATCCACCGTGATGGCCTTTATGGCCGCTCCTATGGAGCCGGTCAGCATGTCAGTACTGCCGGAAAGGACACGCAGATATACGGAACCTGTGGAGCCGACGATATCGTCCGCCTCTATGGTGTTGTTCAGGATGTATTTTTCGCCGCGCGAAGCGTTGACCTCGTACCGGAGATACTCCTTCGTGCCGGCATAGTTACCGACGCTGAAGGTCAGCGGCACCGCTGCGGCTGCCGGTGATATCACCGCATATTCGAGAATGTCCCCCGCCACGTAGTTCTGCACCGAGGAGCGGATGTTCTGCAGCACCAGATGGGCGGCGGTGTCGGTATTGTCATTGTTGACAAAGAACTGGCAGTTGATATGTTCCGACTGCACCGTGCTGTCCGCCGTGGCCTGCAGCCAAGCCTCGATGCGGTGTATCCCGTGCACGGACATTATCTTGCAGGCCTCGGCTATGGAGTCGCGCAGCACGTATGTGTAGGGGTTGTTGCGGCCCGTGTATCCGGATATGGTGGCATTGTTCAGGACGATGGTTCTGGTGGCCGCCGTGCCGCCGCTGCTCTCCCCGGTGATGGTCAGATGGAGTTCCTTGCTGACGGCTCCGAACATCACGAACTTGAGCTCCGCTTCGGCGGAGTCGCCTCCGGCGAATGCGTTCTGCCAGTCGGATACGAACTCGACAGACAGCGTCGTCTTCACCACGGATGAGAATACCAGATACGACGACGACACGTTGGCGTCCGTGTCCGTCACCCGTACGCGCAGCTGCTGCTCGCCGTCCAGAAGATATTGGGAGATGTCGTACGACCCGAACGTGGCCACGTTCTGCGGCGTGGGTGTCATCTGTACGGTACCGACGGTCTGCCACTCGGCAGAAGAGAGCACGCGGCGCTGTATGGTCAGCGTGCCGTCATGGCCGGTATCCTCCGATACGCCGTTGCGTGTGAGGACCGACGTGTATCGCAGATGCAGCATCACCGTACCTGTGGTGGAGATGATGTTCGCGGTCGAATCCGATGTGGTCAGTGATACCGTAGGCAGGTCGCTGTCCGATATGATGGTCATGCGGACGACCCCGTCGGCATCGGGGGTGTACTGCACGTTGTTGCGAACGATCTTCTTGACGCCGCCCTGATTCGCGATTACGGCCTGTACGAGACGGTCGAACTCTGCGGCCGTCAGCTTGCCGGCAGATGTGGTACCGCCGTTATCCGTCTTGTTACGAAGGTCTGATAAGTCTATTGTCATTTTTTTGAGGCGTTTAAAAACAAATTCTATCCGAAAATTATGGGGAAAGTATACGGGAATCCGGTGACCGAAGGCACGCCCTTCTGCGCCACCAGCGTAGTGCCGGCATATATCCTCTGCAGTTCCCCGTCGAGCCGTATCAGGTAGATGGTGTCCTCATCGACGGTGCCGGCCTCCGTCAGCGCATCATACTCGGCCTGGGTCATCGATGTGGCGGCACCTCCGCCGCCCGCAGCTTCGATGAACGGCATGAAGTGCACCAGCACCTCCTCCGCCTCCTCCGTGACATCCCTGACGCCGAACTCCCCCGGCCCGAACTCCACGGTGACGGTCTGCGGGGTCCCCGCCGAGCCTTCCACCGCGAGGCCGTCACCTCCGAAGGTCACGGCCGCGGTCACCTGCGGGGCGGCTTGCATCACCCGCACCCCGAACATGTCGGCTGTGACCGACGCGTCCGCGCTGAGTATGCGTGCCTCCCCGCTCATCCCGCCAGATATCTTCCGAGGACGGACTCCTCGATGATGAACTGTATCATGTCCCTGCCTACGGCAATGTTGGCCTTCGCCGCATCCGAGTACCCGAGGGCGACGAAGAACGTCCCGACACCGAGAGACACGCTCTCTGCAGGAGTGATGGTCATCGTATACTTGCCGGTGCTGCCGGCCGTCTGGGTGATGCCGTTCCCGAGCGTCTTGACGGACTTCCGCGCCTTGGACGAGTCGAGGATGGCCACCGCGGGCGTGCATCCCGCCGGAAGGTTGGCAAAGGATATGCTGATCGTGGTGGTGGTCCCTATTCTGGTCTTGATTAATGTCTCCATAAATGCTGTTTGAATGGTGTTATATTGATGTTCTAATCCATGATTATCACCTGCGGGTAATTGATCTGCATGTTCGCGGGTCCGCCGCTGACGGAGCATATCATACGCACCCTGTCATCGATCATCAGTGACGGCAGGCCGTTGTATCCCGCGTCAAAGTCAGAACGGGACAGGGACGATATCTGTTCATGCGGTGCGGTCGTGCCGCCAAGAATGTGATACGTCCGGAAACTGTCCAGCATGTGGTCGGTGGAAGTTCCGTTGCGGGTTATCCTGATGCCGCGGACATGTATCTCGATCTCGTAATCCGGCAGCGCACGCGACAGCGCTATCGACGGGGTGATGGTCCATACGGTGTTGCTTGACCTGGTGTATCCCGTACCGATATTAAGGGCCGGGGCGGCTGATATCACGAACGCACCGTCATTGACCGACGGATGAGAGAACGGCAGCGGCCTGTATGTCGCATTGGCGAACGGAGCGGCTCCGATGCCCACCGGTGTTCCGGACTGCGCGGAACGCTCGGAGCACGCCACCATCTGCGTGGCCCATGTGCCTGCGGAAGCGAAGCCGGGCGATGTGTTGAGTGTCACGGATACGGCTCCGTCCCCTATGGTGGCATCGGATGTCACGATGTATGAATTGCCACCGGATACCAGCAGGAGAGCCAGATACATCTCCTGCAGTACGGGTATGTCCGCCAGGGCGATGGCATGGTCCGAAGAACCGTTGACCATCAGCGCGAACACCGCGCTGGCATAACCCTGCTCCACGGTGACGCTCGCAGGGTACCGGGATATCGGTGCCACGGCGTCATGATCGTACGTCCGGAAGTCACCGAGCCGGCATCTTCCGGACGGTCTGACATAGGACACCGCCAGAAGAGCGGCGGCGGCCGGATCATGAATCACCTCCGTCAGTTCCAGACCGAAACCGGCGGCCACCATTCCAGCCTCCAGCTCCGCCATGGTGCCATATCTGCCGTTCGTGCGTACCGGCTTCTTCCGGGACCACATGTTGACGGCCCCGGACAGGCACAGCCCCCGGAGCGACTGTCCCGGATACGAGAGCAGCGCCTTTACCTCGGCGAATGTTATATCGGTTCCGAGTGCCATCACTGAGTTATTACCGCCACGTCTCCGCTGACTTCTACGTCCCCGTCAATGCAGAGCCGACCGTTGTTATCGATGGACAGCACCCGCGCCTTGGTGCCGTCAGGCGACACCAGGCGCAGCGATATCCCATTGTCGTTCGGTATGAGCACCGCCGACAGTCCCGTGACCGCCGACATCGGGTGCTGGTCCTGCTGCCCCCTTCCGCTGAGCTCCGAATGCTCCGTCACTCCGGAGGATGCCGGTGCGAAGCCGCCGGCCGATGCCGACGCTCCGGTACCGGATGTCCTCTTGCCGCCGCTGACGGCCCTTGTCGTCACCGTATATGTGTTACTGCTCATAATCCACCCCCTGATAGTCGTCGGCCGATATCGCCGACATCTTTACCTCCGATTCGTCCATCATGCAGTCCTGCACCTCCGAGAGGGGCAGGAACGTGCCCGCCTGGTTGGTGTCCGAAAACACGCCGAATGACGGCAGCAGCCGCACGGTACCGCTGAGCACCGTCCGACGCGACGCGTACTGGCTGAACGCCGTGGTGATCAGCAGCCGCTCCGCCCTGTCCTGCACGCCGCCCCGCGAGAACGTGCTGACCGCCCTCAGGTCCGGAGCAAGCATCACCCCCCTTGCGGTGGGATACTGATACACGCCCGGGGGCGTGCCTATCTTTGTCTCCAGCTCCAGCTTCTCGCGGGCCGTGCGGATAATCCACGCACTGTCCTCGATGTCCGCCGCCTCGAACTCTATGCCGTTGCGCCAGCACAGCGTTATTGACGGCTCCCTGTACATCACCCATCTGATGCGGGAATAGATGTCCTCCGTCACGCGGTTCCAGTCGAACTGGTGCACGCCGCGCCCGATGCGGAAGTCCAGATAGCCGCCTGCAGGCGGCAGCGGGATATACTCGCCGTCGTCCATCTTGTCCCATGCCGACGGCAATGTGTCGCGATAGTAGCCGATTATCGGCTTGTTGGTGCTCCATCCTGCGGTACCGCAGGAGGAGCGCCTGTCGGAATGGTCATAGTATGCCAGCCACATGTCACCCCACGCAGCCTCTCCGGCCACCCACGACCCGCGGCTGGAGGCACCGTATCCGGACGACTGCATGATCGCCGAATTCACGTAGTGGTACAGGGCCGTCCCCGAAGCGTCGCGCACCGTCAGTTTGACCGGCACGTATGCGAAGTTGCACCAGTTCTTAAGCCGGTCGTAGTTCCCCTCCTCGTTGTATTCCCCCGCCTCCTCGAACGGATTGTAACGGGTGTCGAACAGCAGTTGGAGACATACCTTCAGCCGGTATCTCCCGCTATCGTAGGACTGGTACGGCAGCAGCCGCAGCGGCATGGAGATAATCTCCGCCGTACTGACGGCCCCGGCGGACACAGCGTCCACCGGATAGTTGGGCGATGTCGTGACGTATGCGCCTCCGGCGCTCAGCGGCCAGTGCTCCGGACGGTGGGACCAGAGCACGCAGGCCCCGTCCGACCCGCTGTATATCGACCGTATCTGGCACTTGCGCGCGCCTCCGGACACAGCCATGTTGCTTTTCAGACTGTCGTCAATAAAGATACGGAAACCCTCCGCCGAAAGCATTGATGCCCCGGACATGTGGTAGTCCGCATACACCAGCGTACCTCCCGAAGCGGCGGTATGCTGGTCGCTCTCCGTCACCTCCCCCTTCATCAGCTCCGCATCGGCGGCCGGGTCGAAGGTCACGGTCACGTTGTTGTAGGTGACGTCTGCAGACAGGACGGCATCGTCGGAGACAGCCCAGTCCACGGCGGCGGGCGTGAGCGCCGAGACGGCGTTAAGGTCGTAGATATAGACATGCCCGGCCTTCTGCACCATGCGCAGCGCCAGCGGCTGCAGAATGCCCTCCAGTACCTCGAGAGCCGTCAGCGGCTCGTCGTCGTCATCGCGGAAGAGCCCGCAGTCCACCTGCAGGTCGAGGATGTCGTTGGCCACCTGTATTACGGTAATACCCACCATCGGAGTGCCGGTGCTGATATGCTTCACCACACCAGAGTGACATATTGCGCTGAGCGCAATGCAGTCACTGATGACGGTCATCATCGACTTCAGCCCGGTACCAGTGTAATCCAGACGGTCCAGGACCCCGAAGTCCGAGAACGTAAGCGGCACGTCATAGTCCTTTCCGGAGGTGTACGGCTCCTCGTAGACCTCCGTGTCGAGGGTGCCGCTCCAGTAGAGCGCCCCTTCCCTGTACACATCCAGGCGCACGTCGCCCACGGCCACGGCGTACAGGTCCGTGAACTCGTAATTCACGTCACTGACCACCGTCAGCGTCGCGGCCGACGGCTGCACCGGATCCAGCTTCCCGGTCTCCATCCACTCGATGGTGAGCGGACTCCCGGCGGGGAAGTGGAGCTCCGTCACTGTGCCGGAGAATCCGTCCTTCAGTATCTCCGCCTTCCAGCGCACACCGTCGAGGGACCAGAACTCGCCCCTGAATTGAACCGCCATGCTCATTGTCCGTTCCTCCCGTAATATCTGTTCATCTTGTCATTGATGGCCACCAGGCGGCGGCCCTTGATGACGAACTCCAGCTGCCCGCCGCCGATGCCGGCACCGGCGAGTATGCCCGTCAGGTCGCTGAGCGGGGCCACCACCTCGGGGTTCCCCGAAGCGCCCGGATATTCCCCGAACAGGCCGAGGGTGGGGCCGTAGGCGAGTCCGCCCTTGGCGAACTTCGGCAGGGAGGCCATCGCCGCCACGATGCTGGCTACGGCGGCCACCGCCAGTATGGGACCAACATAGGGCACGCTGGCCACCGATGCGGCGGCCTCGGATCCCGCTACGGACGTGTTGGCCGCGAACAGGGACGACAGCGCCGGGAGCGCCTGCCCTATCACCTGCAGCAGGTTCGCACCCCAGGAGAGCCAGGATGCGGCGGCATCGTCCACCACTCCGCTGAGCCCTCCCATGGCGGCGGACAGGGCATGTACGGCATCGGCGGCCCCGCCCATCCCCTTCTCGCCCTTCTTGCCTATTCCGTCATACAGGTCCTCCAGTTTCTTCATCGCGGCCCTGATGCTGTCAGCTTCGAAGTCGGATGCATCAGGAAGCATACCCTGAAGCTTCTCGTACAGCTCCTCCGCCTGTCGGCGCTGGGACTTCTGCCCCACGGGGCGCGTCAGCTTCGGGGTGTTCTGCACCGATGCGTATGCCGTCTCGGTCACGTCCTGCATCCGTCCGTCCTTCATCTTCTTCACCGTATATTCCAGCGGGACGGTAACGGGCTTCAGCAGCGTTCCGTTGGCCGCGTCGCGCGCCTTCAGCAGCTCGCGGTACTCAGTGACCAGCTGCCTGACGCTGTCGCTCTCGGTGCCGTACTTTCCGATGAGGGACGTGAGGCCGCTCCGCATCGCTGACAGGCGGGCCTCGGCGTCGGACACCGATGTACCGAAGACGGAGTTGGCGGCGGAAGCGTTCTCCACGGCCTTGCGATACTCCTTGATGTCATCGGCCAGTTTCTCCAACTGCTTGGCGGCCTCCTCGCTGACACCATCCACATCATCCAGTTCTTCCGCCGCTTCAGCCATCTGTCTGCTGCACTCATCGAAGTCCGCACCGAGTCCGGATATGGTGGCGGACAGTGCTGCTGCCTGATTCTGCAGTTCTATTATCTCCCCCTCTATCCCGACTCTCTTGAATTCAGACTTCATCCCTCCTCCTGAAAGTGCACGGATCTCTTCCTGTCTGCTCCCTATCTGTTCGTTGATACCCTGCAGCTCCATCTCCTTGGATGCCTTCTGTCTGGCTATCTCCCTGGCCTTCGCTTCGAAACCGAGCTGCCTGCAATATGATGCGCTCTTCTTGGTCAGGACCTCGTACCACTCCTTGGCCGTATTGTGCGTTCCGAATGTTTTTCCATACTCACTGTTCAGCTCCCTCACGGCAGATGCCGTTGCCTTTTTCTTCTTTATGAGGTTTTCGAGATTGACCGTTTCCTCGGCCAGCTTCAACTTCATGTCCATGGATGCGGACATATACGCCTGCTGCGCTTCCGCGGAGCCATCGATGCCGTCTGCGGCCTCATGAGCCTTATCACCGAGCCGAGAGAACAGACCCACAAGCGCCGTTACGGCCACCGTCACCCCGAGCGTCAGGGTGGCATACAGTGCGGCGGTCGCGATTCTGAGGGCCGTGGTACCGGCGGCTGCATCGTATCCGGCAGCTGCCAGAATCTTCTGTGCCATGGCCTGCACCTTGGCGTGCGCGGCCGCCACGCTCTCGATATCCCCCAAAGACTTGATGGCCCCCCGCAGCTGGATGATACCGCCGGCTGTCTGTCCGGCACCGGCAAGCCAGTGCACCAGCGGCTGCACTTTGACCAGTCCTCTGCCGATGTCCTCCTCCACCTTGCCGAGGATGTTCTCAAGCTGCTGGATTCGGCCGATATCTATGCTGCTGAATCCGGTATTGACGCCGCCTACCGACTGGCCTATCACCTCACACAGCATGGCCGCCCGTTCGGTCTCGTCCCCGAACTGCAGTATATGTTCCTGAGCCTCGCTGAACTCGTAACCGTAACGGCTGAGCGCCTTTGTCTGGCCGTTCATCACCTTTCCCAGCATGGTGGCGATCTGAGCGGCGCTTTCGGCGCTCGCATTCATCCCCAACTGCTGGACGATCATGTCGTTCATTGTCGGTATTATCGTCTTGAGTGATGACGACATGCTCAGGTATGTGGCCAGTTCCTGTGCTGCGGCTGTCTGGACATCACCGGCCACCACACCGCTTCTCTCCTGCAGGTCGATGAATTCCCTGACGGATGCGATCTCCTCTTGCGTGGCCTCCATAGTGTTCCGCATCACTATCGCCAGCTTGGTGTCTGCCTCCTTCTGTTCCGCGTAGGCCGTCGTGAGCGATGACATCATCTGGTCGAGACGGCCGAATGCACCGGCCGCCAGGTCCGCTATCTGACCGATGGCAGCCGTGTTCACCAGAGATGCGGACAGACGGTCCGTCTGGTTCTTCACTGTTTCAAAGGCGTCGGCCAGCTCCTTGGCGGACATCGTCACCGTCTTGACCGACTGCGAACCCTCCAGCTGTATTTTTATCGATACCGTATCTGACATATTGATAATTTTATATCTTTGCAGTGTTATGAACGATTTATTGATGGACATCGGTCGTTTGGCCGTCATGGCGCCCGGCCTGTTCGCCTTCATGCTGGCGGGCACTCTCGTCATCATTGCGGCCCTCGTGGCCGGATGTCATGACATCTCCACCGGCTTCCGGCACAGGACCCGCCGCTGAAGCGAACCTCCTGGCCACCTCCCTCATCCTCTCCGGCGTGCTTTCCGGAGCCTTTCCCTCCCCTCCGCTCCCGTCCCACGGGAACCTCAGCACGTCGCCCGGCCCGAGCCTGCGGCGGCTGAACAGATTGAGCACCAGCGAGGCGTGCGTCCTCATCCTCTCCCACTCCGCCCTCTCGATGCCTTCGCGCCAGGTGCCCCACTTCGACGCGACGGCTGAAAATTCAGAAGGGGTGCATGCTTCAAAGTCGCTGCGACTCATCCCCACGCACCCCAACGCGAAACCCAGCAGGGACTCTATCGTTTCGGGTTCCCCTGCGCCGCTTTTTTTTTGCCGGCATCCATCTTCTCGTAGAACTCGTTGAGCTGCTCCGCGTCCGTGGCGTCGGCGAAATCCTCCAGAGTCATGTCGAAGGACACCTTGTCCGCGCGAGAAGCGCTCCGGATGCAGCACCACAGGAGCGTCACCAGAAGGGACAGGTCCCTGTCCGTTATCTCGGTGACCTCCTTGCCGGTCTCCCGCCTGAACAGTATCATCGCCCCCATCGTGAGGCGGCAGGGATACTCCTTGCCGTTGATTGTTATCCTATTCATGGCTCCTCCTTATCAGCTTCCCAGTCCCGAACCGCTGCCGGAGCCCGAGCCGGAGCCGGAACCCGCGGCGGCGCTGCCGTTGAGATCTATCTTTGTACTGTCGATGGTCACCTGCCCGCTGCTGTCGAATGTGGCGCTGTAGGTGGCGTCCTCCCCTGCGGGGTTGGTCTCCTCGAGGGTCGTTATGACGAAGCTGCCCGTGCAGTAGGGCGTCGCGGAATGTCCGCGTTCGGCGAGCTTCAGCGTTACGGTCTGACCCACGGCCCACTTGGCGAGGATGGCCTTCTGCCCCGACTCGGCCTCGTCGTAGAACTTGATGCCGTCGGCCTTCACCTGTACCGAGAGGCCGGTGATGCGCTTGTCCTTGTACAGCGACGCCGGTCCCGCGGCCACCGATGCGGCGGGCTTCACCGCCACGTCCTTGGTCTCGGTGCTGAATGTGGCGGTATGGGTGGTGCAGTGCCCGATGGCACCGCCGTCCATATAGACCAGCAGGTCGCTGCCGTTTACATATCCTGTCATTTTCTAATTGCGTTTAAATGGTTTTCAATTGTTCTCATCGATATCCGCCGGGATGTCCTTCAGATACTCCTTCAGCATCCTCTTGAGGTCGTCGACACGTCTGGTCAGCTTGTCGATTTTGCTGACCAGTTGTGCGCGCTCCTCCAGCAGGTCCCGGTTCTGCCGCATGTACTCCAGCGTCTTCTGCTGCTCGTCGGCGAGCCTGGTGACGATCTCCCTGTTCTGCTCGGTCAGTTCCCTGATGGACTCCAGCAGCGGGCGGACGGCCTCGTTGACGATGTCGAGGTCGCTCTTGCGCCGCTCGCGGCGTGTGGTCATCACACGCGTGAGATATCCGACTATGAGGCCGACCACCGGCGCCACTATGTATTCAATCCAGTTCATCTGCCGAAATACATGTTAGATTCACGAATCCTGCGGCTGGTGAGACCCGCTAGGACCCTGCCGCCCGACTTGTTCCACTTGAGGAACTCGTCCGCGATGGTCGGATCCGACGGGTCCGCCTTGACCTTCCTAAGTAATGTGCTTCTGAGAAACGCCCCGCACCCCACATTGAATATGAAGCTGCACAGGGCATCGAACTGGCCCTGCGTGAGGACGCATTTCACAGCTGCGGACAGTGAGGTTTCCACCACCTTCAGATCCTGTCTCAGATATGCCTCCGCCTGGTCGGGTGTGATATGCATGCCCTGCCGCACATTGGACGTATGCCCGTAGCCTATGGTCCAGACTCCCGCCGGACACCGGTAGGCTGTCAGCAGGCACCCCTCGTGCTGCTGTATGAATCTGATGCCGTCCTTGCTGATGTTCATATCGTTATATCTTGGTTCCTTGGTGGTTTATCGATCCGTGACTATGCTCCCAGTCCGCTGCCGGAACCCGAGCCGCTGCCGGAACCGGAGTTGCCGCCCGATCCTGCGGTCACTCGCTTGTCGAGGACGACGAGTTCCTCACCGAATGCGGTCTGTGTGTCCACCTGAAGGAGCATCTTGAAGAAGTACTTCTCGCTGGCGGCCGAGAGCTTGTCGATCTGGATGACATTCTCGTCATTGACCAGATTGCATGCGCCCCAGATGTTGGAGTCCATGTCAGGAGAGGCGATGGTGGCGGCATAGAAGTCGGCGGGCCAGCTGGCCAGATACTCGATGGCCACGCCGCGGAAGATGGAAGGGGTGGTCTGTGAGTAGTCGATACCCTTGTAGGTCTGCGACAGGAGTTCATTGCCGTACTTGCGCCAGTCGGAGGTGGACATGATGATGCGGAGGTTCGCCTTGCCGATGAGAACATCGGGGATGGCTGCATACAGGTCATTGAGACGCCCGATGACGGTGCTCTGGCTGGATTCGGCAGTTACCCTGTCCGAATCATGAGTCATACGATAGACGATCCCGTTGAACAGCTTGTCATCGCCGCTGTCAGCATACTCACCGTTGATCAGGTGCCACCCCATTTCAAAGTGGACCTGCTTGGCCATAACCTCGAGAAGGGCGTTCTGTCCTTCGGGAGGGAGTTCGGCGAACACGAGATTGCCCTTGGGCTGCCATCTCCTCCATACCTTCTGGAATGTTCTGGGGTTGAAGGTGGTGAAGGCCATGAAGTCCTTGGGAGAGAGGACGCGCTCGGAGTAACTGAAGTTGCCCTTGGAGTCTGAATCCACGGGGGTCTCCTTGCGCTTCTGGAACATTGTCGAACCTTTCATGCGGGGGATGGACAGGGACGAGGCCACATCGGGCTCGATATGGATCAGCCCCTTCTCGACCACCTCATTGCCGGTCATGGCGAGCGTGAGCAGCTGCTCAAGAACTTCGCCGTTGTAGTTGGTGTTGATAATCTGTAATGCCATGGTATTGGTGTTTACTGTTTGGTTTTCATCTTGAATTCTGTGCGCGGCGCGGCGCGGCCTATGCCGCCGCCCTTGCTCTGTCCGGCGGATCCGCCGAGATAGCGGCTTGAGGGTACCGGTACCCGTACGGTTCTGTCCCTCTTCATGGCTACCTCAGATTGCGGCCCGCGGCCCTGTTCCTGCGAATCTCATCCTGACGGCGGTCCCATGCACCCCTGTCGTCCGGAGGCGTGCCACCCCCGTTGGTGAGGTCATTCTTCACCATGCGCTTCGGCTTCATGTTGCCGATGACCTTCTCGGCCGAGGCGCGGTCGGAATTGAGCAGCCTGCGGTAGTCGTCCTTCTCGGACTCCTCGATGCGGCCGCTCTCCACGGCAGCCGCCAGGATCTTCTCGATGTCCTGCTTCTCGAGTTCCTCCAGACGCTGGCGCAGTTCTGCGTTCTCATGCTCCAGAGCGTCGATCTGCCCGTTGAGCTCGTCGACCGTGCGGAGCACGTCCTCCTCGGTCACCGCATTGGTGAACCGGGGCTTCTGCTGAAAATTAGTCACTTCCATTTCCTTGTTTATTATTTGTGAGCGGATGGCCGCTCGGTTGTTGATTACCCTGCTGTAGATCTCGTCCGTGGTCCCACCGGACGTCCCGGCACCCGCATCCAGGTCATAGATGCCGTCCGCCAGACCGGCGGCGACCGCCTCCTGAGCCGAGAACCAGTGGTCCGCTCCGTCGAAGAACCTGCCCTTCACCTCATCGGGGGTGATGTTCATGCGCCCGGCTATGATTCCGGCCAGAATGTCCTCCATCGCCTTCACCTCCTCCATGGTGGCCTTCAGCTCGTTCTTGTCGCCGTAGACCCCGGCGGACACGCTGTGTATCATCAGGCGCGCATAGCGGCTCATGTAGTGCCTGCGGCCGCACATCGTGATGATGCCGGCGATGCTGGCGCTGATGCCGTCAGTGTACAGGACGACGTCCTTCGGACACTGCCTCAGCGCGTTGAAGATGGCGATGCCGGAGTACACCTCGCCGCCTACCGAGTTTATGTGGACCCTTATGACGTCACACCTGTTCGAGAGCGCCATTATCGCGGCCACGGCATCCCCGCCGTCGACGCATTTCTCATCATCATCCCCGCATGCCCCCGAGACGATCTCGCCGTATAGGAGGATGTCCGCCTCGCGGCCGTTGACTATTATGTTGCTGTCCTTCATCGTTTCTTTTTTCTGCAAGATTACCCCGTTCCGCGGCCACACCCAAGAAAGTGTCCAACCGTTGGACAACATTATCCAACCATCGGACACTTTTTATCGAATCACGGCAGCAAAGACCACTTTTGCGTACGCAAAAGGATAAAAGCATGGCACAACTTACAAGCAAGCAGAAACGCGACTGGGCCCGCATCCTCTATCTGAAGGAGAACATGACCCAGCAGGAGATAGCGGAGAGGATAGGCTCCTCCCGCGTCTCGGTGTCGAAGTGGATCAAGGAGGGCAAGTGGGAGGAGATGAAGGTGGGGCTGACGATGACCAAGGACGAGCAGATCCAGAACATATACCGGCAGATCGCCGGCATCAACGACGCCATCAAGAACCGCCCCGAAGGGCAGCGCTACGCCAATCCCTCAGAAGCCGACACCATCGGCAAGCTGTCGTCGGCCGTAAAGAAACTGGAGGGCGACATAGGCATAGCGGACATCGTGTCCGTGGGGATACGTTTCATCGAATGGATCCGGAAGGCGGACCTTCAGAAGGCGAAGGACGTGACCGCCCTCTGGGACGCATTCATCAAGGAGCAGATGTAGCATGGCCGAGAGCAGACAGACAGCGCGGCAGGCCCTGCAGGAATGGGCCAGCTACGTCGACAACATCAGGCGCGAGACCCCGGTGGAGTCCGGACTGTCGCGCACCGACATCGAGATCAAGAAACGGCACCTCGAAGCCCACGTCTTCGAGTGGATCGCCTACTTCTTCCCCAACTATGCGAAGTATCCCTTCGCCGCTTTCCACAAGCGGGCCATAACCCGCATGATATCCAACCCCGAATGGTACGAGGTGCTTTCGTGGAGCCGCGAGCTGGCCAAGAGCACCGTGGTGATGTTCGTGGTCCTGTTCCTGACCCTCACGGGGAAGAAGAGGAACGTAATGCTGGCGTCCGCCACACAGGACGCGGCACGCAGGCTTCTGGCGCCCTACAAGGCCAACCTCGAGGCGAACCAGCGCCTCATCGCCTTCTACGGGGAGCAGCAGGGCATAGGGAACTGGACCGACACGGAGTTCATAACCAAGACCGGCATCGCCTTCAGGGCGATAGGCGCGGGCAACGCGCCCCGAGGATCCCGCAACGAGGCCGTCCGTCCGGACGTGCTTCTGGTCGACGACTTCGACACCGACGAGGAGTGCCGGAACCCCGACATCATCCAGAAGAAGTGGGAGTGGTACGAGCAGGCGTTCTACGCCACCCGTTCCGTCAGTGAACCCACCCTGATAGCATGGTGCGGAAACATCATCGCCAAGGACTGCTGCGTGGTGCGCGCCGCCGCCTTCGCCGACAGCCACGACATCGTCAACATCCGGGACCGCGAGGGACACTCCACGTGGCCCGAGAAGAACACCGAGCAGCACATCGACGAGACCCTCTCCAAGATATCCACCGTCTCCGCACAGAAGGAGTACTTCAACAACCCGATATCCGAAGGCGAGGTGTTCAAGGAGATCACGTGGGGAAAAATACCTCCCCTGAAACGCTTCCCGTATCTGGTGAACTACGGTGACCCCGCCCCCGGCGAGCACAGCGGGAAGGGCGTCTCCACCAAGTCCTGCATCCTGATGGGGATGCTCGCCGACAGGCTCTACATCATACAGGCCAAGCTGGACCACGGACTGAACTCCGACTTCATCCAGTGGTACATCGACCATGAGCTGTATGTCGGCGGCCGGGTACCCGTATACCACTATATGGAGAACAACAAGTTCCAGGACCCCTTCTTCCAGCAGGTGTTCAAGCCCCTGCTGGCCAAGGCTCGCCGGAAACACAAGGTGTCGCTCTTCATCACCCCCGATGAGGTAAAGAAGACCGACAAGGCCACACGAATTGAGGCGAACCTGGAGCCGCTCAACCGCGACGGACGCCTGATATTCAACGAGGCCGAGAAGGACAACCCGCACATGAAGAGGCTCGTCGACCAGTTCACCCTCTTCACGCTGAGGATGAAGTTCCCCGCCGACGGCCCCGACTGCGTCGAGGGCGGGTACCGCATCATCAAACAGAAAAGAACCGCGCTGCAGCCGACTATCGCGCTGCAGCCGCGCAAAAATACCAAGAGACTATGAGTGCATTCATCAATCTGGAGGACTACGACGCCTCCATCCACGCCGAGATCCTCGACGCCGTCACCCGCAGCGACCTGTCGCTGGTGGAGATATGCGAGGACAGGGCTGTCGAGCAGATGAAGGGATACCTTCAGGGCCGCTACGACTGCGACGCCATCTTCAGCGCCACCGGTACCGCACGGAACCAGCTGGTGCTCATGATGGCCATCGACATAGCCCTCTACCACATCTTCTGCGCCCACAACCCACAGAAGCTCTCGCAGGTCCGCCAGGACCGCTACGACCGCGCCCTCGAATGGCTGAAGAAGGTCAGCGAGAACAAGCTGTCCATCGCCGGGGCCCCGACCCTCGACGAGGACGACCAGACACCCTCATGGCTGATGGCCTCCAACCCCCACCGTACCCAGCATCTATAATTTCAAACACCTATAAAATGAAATTCAAACTGTTCAACTACAGACGGAGGAAGGACGCGCCGGTACCGGCGGCCGCCCCCACCCCCGAAAAGAAGAAGATAACCGCCGGCGGCCAGATGACACGCCCCGGCACCACCATAACGACGGTGCAGCCCCAGCGCTTCGGCCTCGACCTGGCCGACTACAAGCAGGCCGTCCGGGCGGCCGAGAACATGGACTACACCCGCCGCACGCGCCTCTACGACATGTACGAGGACGTCATGATGGACACCCACATGATATCCGTCGTGTCCAAGAGGCGCAACGCGATTCTCGCCTCACCCATAGAGTTCTGGCGGGACGGCGTGCCGGATGATGCGGTCAACGTACAGATCAAGTCCCCGTGGTTCCGGCAGCTGGTAGGCGACATCTTCGACGCCCAGCTGTGGGGCTTCTCCCTGGTGCAGGTCACCATGGGGAGGGACGGCTACGCCGAATGCTTCAGCGTGCCCCGCAAGCACGTCGACCCGCAGCTGCGGATCATCAAAAGATACCAGAGCGACATCAGCGGAGTACCCTTCGACGAATACCCCGGCCTGCTGATGGTCGAGAGCGAAAGCCGCCTCGGACTGCTGGCCGCCTGCGTGCCGTGGGTCATCCGCAAGAACGGTACCGTCGGCGACTGGTGCCAGTTCTCGGAGCTCTTCGGCATGCCCATCCGCGACTACGCCTACGACGCCAGCGACGAGACCGCACGCCTGAGGGCCCTCGCCGACGCCACGTCCCAGGGCAGCGCCAGCGTCTTCATCCACCAGGACACCACGAAGCTGAACTTCATCGAGTCCGGCAACAAGACCGGCAGCGCCGACTGCTACGACCGTCTGATAGAGGCCTGCAACGCCGAGCTGTCCAAGGCCGTCCTCGGCAACACCCTCACCACCGAAGCGTCCGATACCGGCACGCAGGCCCTCGGCACCGTCCACAAGAAGGAGGAGGAGGGGCTGACGCAGGCCGACAGGACATTCGTGCTGAACGTGCTCAACTACCGCATGACCGACATCTTCCGCAGCCTCGGCATCGACACCGACGGCGGGGAGTTCGTCTTCGCCGACACGTCGAAGACATCGCCCAAGGAAAAGGCGGAGCTGCTCAGCATCGCCCGCAACCAGCTGGGGCTCCCCATCGATGACGACTACATATACCAGGAGCTCGGCATCGAGAAGCCCGGAAACTATGACCAGATGAAGGAGGATGCGCGCAGGCGCAATGAGGAAGCCGCGGAACGCCTCCGCCGGCTCTCCTCCGGAGGGAGGGAGGCCCTTGAGAACCGCGGCCGTTTTTTCGGCAGCGCCCCGGGCGGCATCGGGGCTTCAGACTGGTAGTCGACACCCTCTACGGGGAGGGGACACAACAGTATAAGGCCGAACTGCCGTTCGACCTCGGTGATGCCGCAGCCAAGGCGATGGAATCGCTCTACAGGCACCATTCCAGACCCGAAGACTTCGTTCCGGAGGAATTGTTCCGGGGAGTGCTGAAAACCCTCGATTCGGCCGTTTCCGTCGAATTTCAGAAGGAATATCCGGAGCTGTGCAAAGTGATGGCGGACAACAACGAAGTCTTCGCCGCCTTCAAGGTCCATGACCAGTGCGAACGCATGGCCAGGCTGCTG